CCAACGTGCTTTACATATTTGTTGGTGACAATGCCTGTAGAAGCAATAGAAGAGGTTTCTGTTATCGCACCCGTGGTTGAGTCTTTATTGATAACTTTAAAACCATTTTCGGAACGAACCGCTCCGGTAAAAGTAGTTGTAGCCATGTCAATCTCCTGTCGTGGCTAGTGTCAGTCACCCAATGCGACTGTCAGGAATTATTAATCATACATTAAAAAAGAAAGGGCGGCAACAGCCGCCCATCCTCAATAGGTATAATTGTTCGCTTATGCGCCCGGTGAACCGAACACTGCGCGAGGGTCACTAAAGCCGAAGCTGTAACGCTCACGAGCTTTAAACCGCATGTTACCAGTATCGAAGTCAGCTTCCATACCAGTTGACATTGGTGTGCGCTCAAAGTGCTTAAAGCCGTTAGGTGTATCCGTCTTGATAAAGAAAGCATCTGTATCAGTCAGGAAGTGATTAACGACATAGCCCTCTGGGAGCATGCCCATGTTTCTATGAGCGTTCACATCGTTGTCGGCTGTGCCTGGACGAAGTGTTGACTCAAGAAGCCGATCAGCAATGAACTGAAGCTGTGGTGGAACAATCAATTTCATACCGCGAAGTGCGATAATCATGTTTCGCTCATCAACGAATGTTGAGATGTCAATTAAGGCATTCTCAAGTGAAGTTTCGTTGAGGTCAGCAGCAGTCGATGGCTCATTGCGGAAAGTTCCGCCACCAGATAGTGGGTGGTCAGTAGCACAAAGCTCCTTACCGTCACCACCTGTAAAGCTGCTATCAAACGCATTGTTCAATGTTGCAGCAGCTTTGACTTGCTTCGTGTGAGCCATTGAACGAGCAAGAGCCTTTGTATAACGAGCGCCAAGGCGGTCATACAAATTGTCTTCCATCGCTTCTTCCGTTAACGCGAATGCGAGAGCAATTGTCTCATGCGTATAACGTGCTGTGTATGCTTCAGAGGCAGAATCAAACACGACTCCAGATCCCTCTGATTTGGTGTTAGCATTACCAAAACCTGTGATCATCACCTCTTCTTCAAATGCACGATCTGAAGATTCAGTGTCATAGATTTCAGCATGCTCGGCATCGTAACGATCATATTCCATTCCGAATAGAGCGTTGAGGCCGGGTTCTAGCTCTTTCGCTAGTTGTGCGCGAGAAATAGCCATTATACAGCCTCCTTATGCTAATCCAGCGCCTTTAACGCCGAATACATGGTTTCCAATTACACACAAAACATTTGTATGCGCTGATCCTACATCATTGTTTTCAGGATCTTCTGAAATATCAATGACTTTCAAAGGCAGTGTCGTAGCTGTACCACCATCTGTGACTTGCAACTCAGCCCCTGAAATACCAGTAACGGTGCTTCCAGCAGTTGTGTAAACAACGTCAAAGTTACCCAGAAGGTCTGCTACTGGGAAAGCAATTGCAGCTTGAATTTCAAAGATAACCATAGGGTCATCAATGATAAAAGCAATAATATCAGAAGCATTAGTGCTTGCAGGATAATAGTTTGAGTAAACTTGCTTTCCTGTTGTTGGGTCAGTGTACTGACAGCCATTAAACACACCAACGATTGGCACTGTGCCACCGTCAGCATGAACTTCTACTCCACCGCCAGTAACTTGAGCAACCATATCTCCTTGGAAAATAGCTGTTCCGTAGTTAGCGGCGATACGATATCGGCTTTGCCCACCAGTATAGGGTGTTCCACCTATTCTTTTGACGGGGCGCATGCCGAATGCGGCATCTTGGTTCGCCATAATCTAGTCTCCTTGACTAATTGTCCCCTCCCTTTGGTCCACCAAAGGATACGGAAGAGGAGCGTTGAGGTTTTTGCTTTGGCATGTTTGGATTATTTTCACGCATCCAATCACGATCCACAGCTTCCATTTGGTTCTGCGTCACTTGATTGTAGTGAGCAGTTCTTTGTTCCACGATCTCTTCAGGGATTCTGGCTAAAACCAAACCTCCTACGCCAATCACGCCAGCGTTTTTTCCTTCGTCAACAACAGGTGCATCAAAATCAGGATAGTCTTCCGCTCTTACAAGCTCCCATCCTTCTCTACGCCTCTTATGTACGTTATTTTTGTCATCGTAGCCCATTACGGACTCACGGATCCAACGGTGTTTAAAACCAATTGGGGCTTCTGGGGCTTCCAAAGTTGAAGGCGGTTTCCAATCTGCAACTCTCGCTGTTTTTTCACGGGTTTGCGAATCCCTACTTGCACGATCAGTCATTTGACCTTCCTCTCTAGTTTTGCAACCTCTTTGGCGTATCGCTCAAGAGGTATTTTCATTTTAGTAGCAAAAGCCACTTGACCCGGCGTTAGTTCCACCGTCTTTTTCCGCCCAGTTTTACTTGATGACCGTCCATTAGACGCAGGAGAAACCGCTTGGGCGTTCTGCCGTTTTTCCTGAAACTTGTGTGGCATCTCGTGGCGCATGCGCCTGTCAATTTCCGCATAATACTCGTCAGAAGAAGGGTCAAACCCTTCTTGAGCAACTAACTGTTCGTGTAACGCCGTAGCTCCACGAGTCATAAACATATCGGTGCCAAACCACGAGTTATTGCCCATCCAGTTTTTAAGTTTTGGGTCAAGCTCTTTTTGCTGTTGTGGTTGAGCTACTTGTTGAGGTGCCTGTTGTTGAGCAGGAGCCTGTGCTTGTCTTTGCTGACGATTTTTTTGAATACGAAGGCGCTCTTTTTCAATAGCCAAGCCAGAAATGACTTCCTGTGCTTGAGCCATCTTTTCCATGTCACCGTTGTCATATGCTTCTTGAAGCATTCTTTTTGCAGCGGCGGCTTGGCTTTCAACACGACCATCATATTCAGCAATATAGCCCTGATCTAACTGAGCTATACGTTGCTTCATCTCTTCGTTTTGTTGTTGCAAAGACTGTGCGTAACCATAAGCGGCTTCCGCCTCTTCAATAGCCTGTTTACGCTTTGCAGTTAACTGATTAATTCGCTTCTGAACATTTTCGCTATAATTTTCAAGTTCTGAAGAATCATCTTCCTGTACAATTGTACTGGTTTTTTCTTCAGAATCATCTGCTGATGCCACAACCTCTTCTGAAACAGGAACTTGCGATTGCTCGTCCTCTACCTCAAAAGAGATGTTCTCTTGTTCAGTTTCATTTTCCATTAATTCATTAGCACTCATTACAAGCTCCTGTTTGCACTATACATAAGAAATATCAGCGGGGTCAAGTATTGTGGCTATAACATTATCGTCATTTATGAGTCTAACCTCTAAACCGTCCACTTTAAATCTATTTCCAGCATATCTTCCCATTAATACCCATGATTTCTCATTACACCATGCTCCTGTTGGGAATTTATTGGCATCGCAATAAGCGTCTGGGCCAACTTTTACAACATAAGCAGCAACTGTTGCATGATTTTCACGTTCACGAACAGTTTCAGGGATAATAATACCCCCAGCGGTCTTCTGTTTCATGTAATAGGGAATAACAAGAAGCCTGTAACCCACAGGGTTAGGCAGTCTTTCAATAGCAGAAGCTCCCATACTTGATGGATCTTCTGTATTTTTTTTGTTTTCTTCTGGAGACTCAAAACCCTTTGCTATTGCTTTTGGCACTTCTGAAACTGGGGGTTTTGTTTTCTGTTGATTAGCGTACCTATCTGGTACGAATAGTTTTTTAGCCATCTTCTAGCTCTATGCCTTTCATCGCGGTCTTTATATGTTCCTCACATTGGGTCAAGCCGCGTATTTGCCCCACCATGAACCGATAGTCGGAATGATCCTCTATCGCACCATCCGCAAGACGCTGTGTGTAATCAGCTTTATCTTGACGTATGTTCTTTAATAAATACTCCGCAAGTGTAATTGCGTCCATTATTTCTTACCAAAAAACTTTGTTGCCGCTCGTGTTCCAAAGCTTGCGCTCACGATTATTCCAAGCGTATATCTATAATACTCCGGCATGGCGTTCAACGCTGTGAACCCATCCGTTACTATCTGTCTACCCCATTCTCCACAGAATGCCAAGATCAATGGGACAGAAAACAAAATTGTTAACCACTCATCCTTCCAGCTATTTGCAGATGCGTCAGCCATTTTAAGATCCCAGTCGATCTCTCCGGTAGCTTTCTTCTCCATAATAACAGCTTCAGCCTTGGCTTTAGCAACCTTTGCACCTGCCTCGGCTTTCTTTGTTTCAACCTTCCCCTCAAGCCAAGTTGATGCAAGATTCCCTAGTGGGCCTATGAGAGCCTGTAACATCACTTCATCTCCATCATTGTTTCAATCTTAGCAATGCGTAACTCAAGTTCCCGCACACGCTGGATATTGGCCTCCACTGACGCTGGCGGTTTCCAGTCATCTATTCAGTTGTCATTCTCTTGGATCTCTTCCCAGTGCATTTTTTGTTCATGTTCTAAAAAAGCCAGCCGTTCAGTAATCGAAAAATAACCCCAGACGGACAGGCCAGTAAAAGCTATTAGCCCTATCAGGTTTTTTAAGGGGATTGTAAATTCGCTACTCTCATTTAACTTGGAAGCCATCATTCAACTCCTAGAACTTTTGACAACCCAAACACTTCAAGCATTATGAAGGTAAAGAAAAGCAGCAGGATTGAACCAGCTATTAGCTTGCCAGAGAAATTCGTTGAGCCAATCTTAATTGCTACAAATTCATTTCCCAGTATCCTAAGAACTAGCTCAAAGCTATTTTGCCCAACATTTACCTCAACAGGCTTTTTCTTTTCTTCTGTCATTAAATGATGCCCCTGATTGTTCTAAGATCATCTAGGTTCTTTTCTTTCTTGCCGCCGTCATACTCCCAAGCGTAGCCACGGCTTACCAACTCTTCATTAATATTCATAACACCGCACCAGATAGTTCCAAGCATTCGCCCGTACTTGCCATCTTTTTCAGTAGCTACCCACAGTTTTTCACACTCTGACAGGCGGCGCTCTAAAAAGTCCTTGGCCTCAAGACCAAGCTTCTTCTCTTCTAGGTCTTTGGTTCTTGACTCTGGAGTATCAATACCAGCCAATCTAACACGTTCTTTTTTAGTGAGGTCAAAGCCAAGATCTATAAGTATGTCAATGGTATCTCCATCAACCACCTTAATTACTTCTTTGATTTTGTACTCATACATATCAAATAACACCTTTACCTAGATAGCTGCCCTTTACCTAAAGGTCTGCAATTAAATGTAATTGGTTTATAGCCTTTGTAATACCTGTGTACGTCACTTGCCATTTTTAGCGCCCTGACTTTACATGTCCGCTCTATGTCAAACCATTGTTGCCCCTCAAAGGTCACACAAATCTGCGGATTAGCGATCATACAAGCAACAACAATAGCTTGATACATTACTTTTTCGCCATATACGCCTGTGCGCCAAAATAAAAACCTACAATAGATGCTTGGCTTAAAAACAACATATCACTCAAACTAGCTA